TCGAATCGCTGTCTACTATACCTCCAGAGCTTGCTGATGAATGGGTTATGTTGTCCCCAGACCATTTGTTTAACGCTGCTCCATAGGTTGTAGTGGTGATTTCTTCTGTTATTTCTTGAGTTGTCGTAGTAGTACTGTTCATTGAACCCTGAGTAAAGTTGGGTTGAACTAATTCTGCTCGTACAATAGTTGGTGTTAGCAGTAACAACGGTAAAAGCCATAACTTTTTCATGCTTTAGGTTTGTCTTTAACCATTGGACAGTTTACGGTACCCTTATTTTTATTATTATTACCAGTGGTCAAGCCAAATGTGGCGAGGGCTCCCGTAAATACACTGGCAACGAACGTGATATCTGAGTTACCTGATTTCTTAACCATAGGTATCTCGACATAATTCATTGTTATGATCAGATAAAGCCCGACCAAACCACTACTCCAAGACGCACAAAAGTTCCAAGAATCTGTATCTGTTGTTCTTGGTCTTCAGCAGCATCTTTGAGTTTGCTTAAGAGGTTTGGTTTCGGGCTTCCTTTTTCTTCTTCTGGTTTTCCTTCCATTTATCTACTTTTTTCTGTAAGAATTTTTGTACTTGTTTTTTAATCTTATTAAAGAAAGGCGTAGCAAGGGTCGTAGTGGCTACAGCTGCTACAGCTGCGTAGGTAGCCGTAGCTACCACCTCAGCCGTAGGAAGAGGTAAATCTATCTTTATAACAGGTATTCTTAAACTTGGTTGTTCCATAGTTTGAGATTCTGTCTCTTCCTCTTCGCTAGGTACTTCTTCCATTTCTACTCCTTTAGGTGCTTCCAAATTTTGTGGAGGAATAACAATCGTTGGGAAGATTGGCATCTCTGCACTTGGTTGTTTTAGAGGGATGCTAGGCATATCTAAAGCACTTGGAAGCTTTGTATTAGAGAGCTTTATGGATGGTAGTTTCACTTAATTAATAGTGAGCTTGATGTAAGAGCAGTACCAGCTTCTACACTTGGAGTTGTTGCTGAAGTACCTATATCTCCATTTTTTTGAACATAAACTTTTGCTCCTGGTGTCAGTCCAGATTGACCAGTTAAAGTATTTCCAACTACTTTTACTGTAGCTGTGTTTCCATTACTATAAGCAGCACTAGCAAAACCAATAAAGTTTGCAGCTGTTAAGTTAGTTGATTCAGCGGTTCTTACAACTACATATTCATCATTATTTGTATCAGAAACAACCACTTCAACACCAGTGCTAGTTCCAGCTGATCGGGAATATTCTCCATCTGATCCCACTGATGATGCTGTTGTTACTGTTCCCATAGAAGGAGTTGTACCACTAATTGTTATATCACCATGCTTCATCCTATTACTATCATTTGCCATTTGCCAATAAACACTGTGTTTATAAGTAATAGGATTATAAACTACACTCTGGTGACGTTCACCACCCGAACTTACATGTTCAACTGAGGTAGACCAAGATATTGTGCCTCCTGAATATGTACCCACTGTTGACCAAAGGTTTTTCCAACCATTACTTTGGTTCCTCATGAAAACAACAAGCCATTTATTTAAATGAGTGTTATATGACAAATTAATATAATCTGTATAATCGTTTATCCAATCTGTAGTGCTACTCATACTTAGAGAACCGTCAGCATTCTTGGTAATTACTCTTGACCTTCCAGCTTGGCTATCCTGATCATTCCAGCATACAACCCATTTATCTTCATCAGGGTCATACGCTATAGTATTAGAATTGAAATTATTAGATTCAACTTGATCTGTACTCGTCATGTTTGGATGGCTTGATGCATTTGCATTGGCGTACATTCTAAATACTCTTCCTTGGCTAGCGTATTTAAAAGTTACTAGCACAGAGCCGTTCCCGTAGGCCATACTTATTCCTTCAACATAATTATTTGAATAAGGAGTACCAACAGCACTAACTGTACCAATAGTTGTTCCTGAAATTTGTATTTGACGAGTTTCTAATCTATAGCTATGACTTCCATTTCTGTAAGCGACAAATATAACATCATTAGATGAATCGTATGCAAGTCTACAGTGATAGACACTACCCTGATGATAAGTAACAGTACTACCCCAAGTAAATGTTGTACCGCTTAAGGTTCCAGCTTTTATTTTTCCATAACCACTAGATTCATCTCTCCAAGTATAAATAAAGCAATTATGTGTTTCACACCAAATTATGTCATGGCTGCCATTTGTATTGTCACCACTTAGCTGTGTAGCACTTCCAAAAGCTGCTGCCGTAATGCTTGGTTGACTTAGAGTTCCATTACTATTTACAATAACAGCTTTTCCTGAAGCAATAGCTCCTGAAGCTGTACCAGTTATTGTTGGAGCAGCTGATAAAGGAGAGCCGTTAATATTAAGTGTACCCGTTACGTTGATCCCCGAACTGGTGGTCTCGACACGCTTTGTATTATCGTGGAATAACTCTACGGCCCCGTTTCTTGCAATTGATATAGCCTTTTCATTTGTTCCTGAAGGTGGGCTTGTTAGTATTACAAGATCTGCACCTGAACTTTCTATAACATTTCTTGGATAACTTGATTGATGGTAGATCAATAAATCATCACCAGTCCCAAGCTTGATATTTTCATTGTCCTCCATATCAATGGTTGAAGGAGCAATAGTTTGATCAGCTACAAGAGCAACAATTTCAGAAGCTGTTTGGTCATCTTTAGCACCTACATCTATACCATTTAACTTTGTATGATCAGCGTCTGTAAATGTATTAGAATCAGTAGCAGATTCAACAGCATCTCTTATATCATTTGCAGTAACAGTACCAGAATGACCATCTACCGTAGTTACAGTACCCGTAGGACTCTGTAAATGGGTAAAGTCTGCCATAGAACCAGCTGTACCACTATTTTTAATATAAGTCTTACTTTCATCTGTTCTTATAACCACATCACCTTCTTGCGTAGTTAACGCAAGCATAGCTGACTGATTAGCAGCTGTCTGTACAGTTGTGATTGCAAGAGCGTTTTCCCATTCTAAAGTTGTAGGTGTTGAAGCACCAGCTTTTAGATACTGGTTAGCAGTAGGAGCAACCGCAGGTAATGTTAAAACAACATTATTTGTTACTACCGCAGGGGCAGTTATACTAATTGAATGTGAGTCATCATCATCTGTTAACTGTAAGTTATCAGTAATAACAATACTACCGCTTACAGTTGGGTTAGTTGCAGATAGTACATTTGTCCAACTTAAATTTCCTGACCCATCTGTTTTTAAAACATAATTGGCTGTACCATCAGCTGTAGGCCAGTTTAAACTATCAATAACAACTTTACCTGAACCGTTAGGAGTCAGAGTTAAGTCAGCATTACTAGCTGTAGTAATATTACCTGTATTAATTGTAACATTTCCTGAAGCACCTAAAGTACCAACAGTAGTGTTACCAGCCGCTAATGTACCTGTAGTAGTTAGATTTTCGTTACCAAAGCTTATTGCTCCAGTACTATCAGTTATAGTTGCTGCATTAATAGTTGTAGTATCAACTACTAAAGAACCACCAGTAACAGAACCAGTTGTAGTTAAATTTTCGTTACCAAAACTAATTGTTCCACTACTATCTGTAATAGACCCATTAGCTATAGTTACATTACCAATATTCACTACACCAGACCCAGCTGGATCAATAGTAATATTATCATTACCATTAGTTGTAACAGGACCAGTTAAAGTAATACCCTTAGATTCTACCTTACCAGATCTCTGATCAATAGCAAACGTTTCACCAACTTTAAACTTACCAACATGGTTAGTACTTGATTGCCAAACCTTACCCATATTCCTATTGATAACTTCATTAGCTTCAATAGGTACTCCTCCATTCTCAGGAGCAGCACGATAATCAGTCCCAGCACCTACATATTCAAATGTATGCCCACCAGTACTAATATATGACCGTTGATAGAAGCTAACAGTAGCACCATCCGTAATAGCGTTGGTTAAACCATCGTTAATTGCTGGATTGGTAGTATTAGTCTTCATTATAGTCACAGTCCAGCCGTTTGTAGCTGTCCATGAACCACCCACGGGGGTAGCAGACACTATTTCATAAGTATCAGAACCGATCTTAACTAAATAGTTGTCCCCTGGTCTTAAGTTAGCTGTACTATTGTTATACCCAGTACCGTGGTAGCCAGATGTAATAGTTGTTGCATCAATATTAAATGATGTCTGTCCAGCAGCTTTAGCTCCATCTACTGTAGAAGTAAATGTTGTTGTGGCTGACTTACCATCTGCTATCAAACCATATCTACCGTAATCAGTAGTACAGTTAGCAAGGTTAAGCATACCACCGTTAAGACTCTTAGCGTGATAATGACAGAATGTTCCAAAGAATGATACTAATTGAGCGTACCCATTGTTAGTACATAGGATTCCTGGACCATCCATGTTGATTTGAGTGAATGCATCAACAACAAACGACCTTAAAGGACTTGTTGCAGAAGGTACACTACCATCCACGAGGATACCACCAGCTGTCATACCAGAATCTTTATCTCCACCTAGTCCACCAGTTTGTGTAACTGGATCATAAGCAGCATTATTGATGTCTGTATCAGATATTGATGTACAGTTTTGTATATATGGTGACTTCTTAAGTGAACATCCTGGCCTAAATGCAGCTATCCATCCATGTACAGGAGGTAATCCATAGGTAGAATCGGGATCTACGTTAGTTCTTTGTTCATTTCTACTTGCTTCAGGTACATATCCTGTAGCATCACCTCTTGCACTAGCTGTAGAACCACCTGAAGTAGTCCAACCACCAGCTTTAAGGCCAGAAAAAGCAAATCCCCATATATAAGTACCACTGTTCATTTCAAACATGGTATTATACTCAGAAGTTCCAGCTACAACTGCATTTGAAGCGTTGAAATCTCTACTTGTATCGTATCTTTGACTATTACTTGGATGTATAAAACAACTACGCATTGTAGTACCAACAATAGAAACGTTATCAGCTTCTACACGAAGAGGTAAAACCTCTTGATAAGTACCAGCAAATACAGAAATCATCCAACCTTGACCTACACGGCCTGCTTGGTTGGTAACAGTACCACCACTTACATATGTATGAGCTAAATTAGTATCAACTGTTGTCTCTAATTGACATTCAAATTGTGTATTACTTAGTATATTAGATACAAAACGTAATGGATCGTCTGCTTCAGGGAATGTATGGTTATTTACACCACCTCCATAGTTACAACTCCAGACTAACCCAGCCATAGTAACTTTCATACCCACTCTTAAATTATGAGCAGCATTAGTAGTTACTGTTAACAAACCAGTTTGGTGGTTATAAGTGGCAGCAGTTACGTTAGTTGTAGTAGTTGAAGAGATATTCTCGTTTACATCAAGTAAAGCACCTCTAATAGTCTTCTTAGCTTTGATGATTCTATGACCATCGTTAAGATCATTACCATTAACAGAGTCTACATATACTACTTTAGGTTGTGAAGTGAATGTACCACCTGAAGTGATAGATCTCCATTGTCCAGTATTAGCACCAGTTTTTTCCCATATAGAAAATGTCTGATCGTTTAAATGGTCATACCATAATTTACCTTCAACCCAGTTAGTTTCAGTAGGAGGTGTACCTTTATTAGTTGTATGGCTATAATATATAGCATCAAAACGTTTAGCTAAAGCCTTACCTGTAGCAATACTGTCATCGCTATCCCAATCAGGGGTAGGATAATTAGTAATAGTAGTAGAAGCATCTAATTCTGAGGAAGTGATAACGTCATCATTCCTTATTTTAGCTAAATCTACAGTATTATCTGCTATAGATAAACTAACTTCTCCATCAGCTGTATAAGTTGTTGTAATAGGTACACTAGATGCAATCTTAACAACACCTTGCTGAGAAGCTGTACTACGATCTACACCAACAGTTACATCACCGACAGTACCACCAACAGCATGAGTTACATTTATAGCATCTCCACTAACTTGGTTTACCTTGATAATACCTTGTGCAGTAGGAGTACTACGATCAGCTGAAATGACAACATTCCCGTCATACCCAGCATCACTTTCATCTGAAGGACCAACTTTAACACCGTGTCCTGAATTAACAGTAAGAACACCTTTATTACTTTTAGTACTATTTTCTGCACTAATTACAGCATCTCCAGCAGTATAGTTAACATCTATTGCTTCACCTTCATTTATCTTAACAATACCTTTGTTGGTTTTAGAACTGTCTTCACCTGATATTGTTGTCTGACCGTTAGAGTTTGTACCACCCGTAGCATCAGTTAAGTTAATACCTTCACCTTCTATAAGGTCATCAAAGATAACTTTCCTTAATTGCTGACGATTTACAGCATCATCATCTGAATCAGCACCAGCTACGTGTTCAATTTTACGATCTGTACCTAATGTTGGATGACCTACATCAACAGCGTTAGCACTAAACTTAGATTCTTTAATAGATAGTTTAGCTTCATTAACACCTTCTTCAGCAATATGTTGGATTCTTCTAAGTTCTGAGTTTAACTCACTAGCACGGATAGTACCTTGAGAACTAAAATCACTTTGAAGTTCAGATGTAATACGCTCTAAAGTAATAATAGCATTAGCTGTTGGTTTTGCTACACCATTATCTGTATTTAAAGTAATCTGGGTATTTCCAGAATTAAACTGATAGTTATTTACTGGAGTGGTAGCT